TTCAGATGAATATTTTACAGGTACAGCTATAGTAACAGGTAATGATACATCAGTCACTATGGACGGAATTACTAGCAGAACTTTCTCTTTCCAATTTACAGGTGGAGTAAGCACAGCAACAGTATAATAATTTGTGGTAGATAAAATAGATTTTTTTGAGGGAGTCAAATCTCATTTTGAGTCTCTTGAAATTAAAATAATTGAAGTTCCTGAGTGGGGTCTTGAGGGCGATAAAGCCATGTATGTAAGACCCTTTACCATGAACGAAAAAGCAAAATTATTCAAAGGTGCTAACGACTCAGATTTAGGGGTATTGGTTGATGTTATTATTCAAAAAGCAGAAACCAAAAATGGCGATAAGATGTTTGATATTGGTCATAAGCCTAAATTTAAAATGAAAGCTGATACTGATGTTATCTCAAGAGTTGCTACTGAGATAATGTCTCAAGATAATATTTCTGACCTTAAAAAAAAATAATTTCTAATCCTGAGTTTCATAACGTCCTCGCTTTAGGCGAGAGACTTCACATGTCTGTAAGAGACATATTGCAAATGCCTGTTTCAGAGTTTAATATGTGGTTAGCATATTTTCAGATACAAAATGAAAAAGCTGAACAAGAGCAAAGAATGAACAAAAGATAATGGCTACAAAAAAAGTAAATATTGACATAGTTGCTAAAGATAAATCAGCAAATGCTTTAAAAACTGTCAGAGGAAGCCTTGATAGACTTAAATCTTCCGTATTCAATGTTCGTAATGCTTTAGCTGGTTTAGGTGCTGGATTAGTTATTAGAAACTTAGTAAACACAGGAAAAGAGTTAGAAAATCTAGAGACAAGGTTTAAATTTTTACTTAAAAATGCTGATGAAGGTGCAAAAGCTTTTGATAATATGTCAAAGTTTGCTTCCAAAGTTCCTTTTTCATTAGAAGAAATACAATCAGGTTCAGGCATACTTGCTACTGTAACCGACAATGCTGAAGATTTACAAAATATGTTGGAAATAACAGGTAATGTTGCGGCTGTTACAGGTTTAGATTTTAGAACTGCGGCTGAACAAATACAACGATCTTTTAGTGCTGGTATAGGTGCGGCTGATTTATTTAGGGAAAAAGGCGTAAGAAATATGCTTGGTTTTCAAGCTGGTGCAACAGTATCAATAGAGGAAACTGTAGAAGCATTTCAAAAAGTATTTGGAAAAGATGGAGAGTTTGGTCAAGCCACTGATGAGTTAGCACAAACATTTGAGGGAACTCTCTCAATGATAGGCGATAAATTTTTTAATTTCAAAAGAACAATTTTAGAAGCTGGTTTTTTTCCTGAGCTTAAAAGACAGTTCGGAGACCTTAATCAGTTTTTAGAAGATAATACAGAAAGTATAGATGCTTTTGCAGAAAAAATAGGAAAAGGTTTGGCAATAGCAGTTTCAACAATCGCTGATGGATTTAGAATATTAAAAGATAATATTGATTTAGTTGTTGCTGGGTTTTCATCTATTATTGCTTTTAAAATTGCATCAACATTTACAGGTATAGGTTTAGCTCTTGCATCTTTAACAACAGGTATGAGAACTTTCAATGCTGTTGTCAGAGCTAATATAATATTTGGTTCAATAGCAATTTTTACAGGGTCTTTGAGTTTGCTAATAGAAAAATTTAGAGAATTCAAAGGAGATTTAGCAAGACCGCAAGAACCTACAACTGTTAAAGAATTAGAAGAGATAGTTGCTATGCACCAAGCAACTATTGATGCTTTTGACCAATATAAAAAAGCAGAAGAAGAAAAATCAGGTCAATCTAAAAAATTAAATAAACAAGAAGTAGAAGAATATAGAAATGCGACTAATGAAATTATTAGACTCACAGAAATAAAAGGGACTTTATTACTTAAAGAAAATTCCAAAGCATATGCTGAAATGAAAGATAGTGTGAAAGCCGCTACTGATGAAATGGCAAAAATTGAAATAGAAAATCAAACAAAAAAAGATTTAGAAATAGCAAAGATTTTAGAAAGAAATAAGATTGAAAGTATAAAATTATTTTATGAATTGATGGAAGAAGAAACTCTTGCAAAAGAAATAACTCAACAAAATGTTAAAAAAATACAAGATGAAATGTTAGCAGAGACACAATCTTATTATGATAAATTTACTGAGGCTATGTCTAAAAGATATAGAATGGAAAAACAGTTAATCAGAGAGAACAAAGAAGAACAAGATGCACAATTACAAAAATATACAGAGGCTATGCTTAAAAGAGGAAGAATAAATGATGAAGCGATGTCTAAAGATAAAACTTTATTTACTTCATTCAAAAGTGGTTTCAAAGAAGCAATGGATAGTGGTGCTGATGCAATGACAAAAATGAAAGAGGTAGGTAGAAAAACTTTTGATGAATTGTCTAAAACATTAACTGATTTTGTTATGACAGGTAAATTAAATTTTCAAAGTTTAGCAAAAACTATTATTAGAATGTTATTAGAGGCTTTGATAGGTTCAGCAATTAAATCAGCTATAGCTAAATCAGAGTCTATGTTATTAATGTCCTCAATAAGAAATGCTATGCGTAGTGTTTATGAGGGTGCATTAAGAACTTTTGCTAGTATTCCCTTTCCTTTAAATATTGCGGCTACAGGATTAGCAATTAAGTTTGGTATGGGATTAGTTAGTAAATTAAGAGGATTTGAAAGAGGTGGTATAGCAAGAGCAAATCAACCAGCGATAGTAGGGGAAAGAGGTCCTGAATTAATTATGCCAAGAAAAGATATGCAAGTAACTCCGAATAATAAACTTGGAACTATGGGCGGTTCTGTAAATGTGAACTTTACAATTAATGCTGTAGATACTAGAGGTTTTAGATCACTACTTACAAATGAAAGAGGGACTATAGTGAATATTATTAATCAAGCAGTAACAGATAAAGGGAGACCTGTACTAGTATGAGTGGGTCATTACCTCTTACAGAGTTTCAGGCTATAAATTTTAAGTCTAATCAAAGAACACTTGTCTCTCAGGCTGATGATGGAACACAGTTTACAAGACAAATTGATGGACAAAGATTTAGTTTAACTTTATCTTTTCCATTAAAAACAAGAGCAGAGATAAGTCCATTGATGGCTTTTATAATTGCACAAAGGTCACGAAAAGAAACTTTTACTATTACACTTCCAGCATATATCGGTAATGCAAAAGGAACTGTTGCTGGTAGTCCAACAGGAACTGCAAGTGCTGGTGGAACATCTATAACTTTAGGTGGAACAAGATCAGGTAGTTTATTGGCTGGAGACTTAATAAAATTTGCAAATCACGATAAAGTTTACATGGTTGTAGCCGATAATTCAGACATAACTTCAGGTGCATTAACTATTGAACCACCTTTAAAATCAGCTGTATCAGGTTCAGCTATAACATTTGATAGTGTTCCAATCACAGTAAGACTTATGAGTGATATGCAAGAATTTCAAAGCGATGTATCTGATAAAGATGGGGAGTTGCTTTTTAGTTATGAGATTGATGTTGTTGAGGCTTTCTAATGTCAAGAGGATTACATAGTGATCTTGTTACGGAATTAGCAACAAAAAATATAAATGCAGTACATCTTGTTAATATAACACTTGGTAGTTCAAACTTAGCATTTACTGAGAACAGTTTCCCATTAACATCTAGTATATCAGGTAGCTCTACAACATACTTATCGTCAGGAGTTTTACTTGATGTTTCTAACGTATCTGAAAGTCAAGGGGTTCAAGTATCAAGATTAAATTTAACTGTTACAGGAGTAGATCAAACATATATTGCTTTGGTTCTTAACAACAATGTCATACATGATGAAGTAAAAATATTTAGAGCATTTTTAGATAGTTCTGGTGCGATAATAAACAATCCATTTTTATTATATCATGGTTTTGTAAATAGTTTTCAAATAGTTGATAATACTTCTACAGCAACTTTAAAATTTGATTTGGAAAGTTTTTTTGCAAATAGTGGTCAAGTAAATGGAAGAATTACAAATAACCAAACACAACAAAGATTTTTTAGTGGAGATAAAGGTTTTGAGTTTGGAGATCAAATTGTTATAGATTTAAAATGGGGGAATAGTGGATAGTTACAGATTTTATCAAGCTGATGAAAAAGATTTAGATGAATTATTTGAAGTAGGCAAAAAATTTAAAAGAGAACTAAGAGATTTGAATTTGCCTGATTTATCTGAGGGCAAAGTTTTTAAATTATTAGATATGCTTCTTAATAAAGGTAAAATAATTTGTTGTAGTTTGAATCAAGAAAATAAAATTATTGGTGCTGTAGGTTTTTACAAAAGTCAGTATTGGTGGAGTGATGCTTATATTTATAATATACAATTTATTTATGTAATGCCAGAGCATAGAAATTTTACAACATTTAGAAATTTGTTAAGCGGAGTTCAAAAGATC